GCTGACTCTTGGCTTCCCTATGAATTTGGGAGTTGCTGTTTTCTGTCATCATGTGGTTAGTATACTCTGCTGTTTTGGTAAAGACAAGGACTTTTTTAGTCCACCACATATCTATATTGGAATTGCCAATTAGTCCTTGATGGCAATGAATCCAGTAAATGCATAGTTTTGCCAGAATGTATCAATTGAATTCTTGTTGAATCCTGCCTCAATGCACATATTGATCAATTCATCTCTGGTATTTGCCTTCAACATGGAACGAAGCTTCTTTTCCTTGGTCATGATATCATCATACTCAAAACTCTGACGTTTGAAGTCATAGTATGTGAAGGTTCTCATCTCCTGAATTAGGGAATGATTCGACAAAGTCTTTTCAGCAAAGATGAATGCTCCACCAGGAATTAGACTGTCATAAATTTGGTTTATGACATTTTGACGATCTTGCCTTGGCATGAATTGCAAGGTAAAGATTGATGTTACCAATGAAGTCTTGGCTGAAAATTCGACCTCGCGAACATCACCGCAGAAAAAACCAAGATTTGATGGAATGCTATTGTTTTCAGATTCTTGAAAATGGGGATAGAAATCTTCTTCGATTTCAATGCCAATGTATTGGGCTTTCTGAGCAATAGTCTTGTTCTGTTCAATCATTGCCTTGAGCATCTTACCCGTCGAACAACCAATATCGTACACAATGGTATCGTTTTCAACAAAGTACTGCGAAAGATTGATGACATCACCAATTAGATCATTGTACCCACGAATTGACTGACTAATGTGATTATCAAAGCCCTCTTCGCGCTGGGCAAAGGTAAATTTCTGTGTCATCTATTGCTCCAATCCTTGCAAATGTCCATGATACGTTTTCTTTTACGATAGTTGATCATTATATCAGGTATCAGAACAGAGTCAAACAATTTATCTATTCCAGATCCCAGTTGCAGATTGATATGCTTCTTGACACCACCAAACTGTGCAAACTCGACAAATGCTTCTACTACATGATGCTTTTGGTATGGTTGATTGAGTTCGTACCAATCTTTGCTCCAAAAGAATTCTTTTACTGCATCCGTGAGATATGGAGTTATGAATGTCTTGTTGTGTCTATCGGCAATTTTCTTGTGCCAAAGATGTCCTGCACGATGATCAATCTTGAAATAGTCTTCTCTAAACTCGTTGAATTTTTCCATCGTATGCTTATAGTGTATGTTTGCTTTCTTCGATACGCCATAGTAACCATCAGCTGCCCATCCACTCAAAACTTCGGTCTCTTCTATTTGTGGATACACATATAGAAATGGAAAACAACATTCATAGTGTGTCTTCTTTACACATTCAATTTCACGACGAAGACGCATGAAATCATTTGATACGTTGTCAGTTGGAACTTCTATTGTCTTGCATGACCAACCCATGATGTTGCATATTTCATTTGCTTTTTGTGCATCATATGTTGGTTGATCTTTTAGATGAAAAGTATACGCTGTGATCTTCTTGCCCAGCCTATGAGCGGCAAGAGCCACAGAAATGCTATCAACGCCGCCGGATAAGAGTACAGCGACGTTGACATCCTTTGAAGATTTTTCTAGTTCATCGCATAGTATTTTGTCTATCATTATATGGTTTCAAAACATTCTCATAAATGCTGCTTGCCAATGCAGCCATCATCTTGGGCGCGACCATTCGACCGATACGTTCGGCTTGTTGATCAAAATTGCCAGTAAGAACAAAGTCCTCAGGAAGACTCATGATACGCTTCAATTCCTTGATCGTGAACTTTCTATTTTCGGCATAGTGAAATACACCTGAGACAGATTTCTGTTGTCCACGTTGTGTCAACGTAGGACATGGAAGATCTGGACATGGACGAATCATGTTGAAACATGATGCCTTTGGATTCCAATCGCGGTATTCCTTGTCGGAAGGCTTTGTGTGTCTTGTAGGATTGAATGGAAGTTTCGTGATCCAATCTTTTTGAAATCCTCCCATGACATAGTCCTTGAGTTCTTGAATCTCATTTGGATCGTTTTCTACATCTTCGATAGCTTGGCGAAGCGTCACATGCTTTGTATGTGTTGGATTAGGAAACACGGTTGAATGCATATTCAGAAAGTTCAAATCTAGAGCATCACAAACATCTTCACGAATGCATACGAAAAGAGTGCGCTCTCTACCTTGCGGAACTCCAAAGTCTGCGGCATTCAAGACTTGATATGTTACTTGATAGCCAATCTTTTCAAACGAGTTGATGAACTCATATAGCTTTTCTTTAGCTTCACCAAAAGTGATACCCTTGACGTTCTCGGCAACAATTACCTTTGGCTTGATTTCTTCGGCGATGCGAATGAATTCAAGAAACAGGTTTTCAATACTCTCGACAGTCTTTCCGTCCGAGTATTTCTTAACACCTTCTTGAACTTCAATATCACCTTCTTCAATGACATTGCCTTCGTCGTCAAAATATGAATTGCGTGTATCTTTGACATATCCAGCCCAACCCTTTTCTCTCTTGCCAGCAACAGAAAATGCAGAGCATGGAGGTGAGCCATCAAGTAAATCAAGTTCACCTGGCTTTAGACCAGCCGTCTCTAGAAAGTCCTTACCTGTCAATTTCTTGATGTCGCCGGGAATGATCTTTGTATCTGGAAAATTTGTCGAGTATGTCTTGATTGCTTCTTCAACGAATTCATTGATTGCAATGATATTTCCACCCGCAAGACGATAGCCGGTGGAAGATCCACCGCCACCTGCAAATGTGGAAATGACGTTGAACAGTCTTCTCGCTGAAGACTCTTTTACATCGGCAACAGTATATTTCTGGTACATCATATCATCCCATAAAAAACGTATTATACATCAAATCAATCGGTTTCTCTATACTTATTTTTCGTTATTTCGTTCCAATATGAATCATCATCTTCCAATTTCCTTGCAATCTTATATAGTCTAATCATATGATCACTCATGTTGTCTTCGCCGTGAACATTGATTAGTCTATCGCGAAGCCAATGCAAAAAATCACTATCACTCATCATGAGATTATCCCAATACATGAATTCACTTTGAATCATTTCTAGTCATCTTAATACGCATCTTGCGTTCTTTTTCTCTTGCCATCATCAGAGTAGTTTTACCAACTCTCTCGGTAAAGCAAATGCCATCAAGATGATCATATTCGTGCTGAATGCAACGAGCGGTAAGACCAGTAAACTTGTCTTCTTTCCATTCACCACTAACGTGTTGATACTTGATCTTGATTTCTTGTGGGCGAGAAACTTTAAAGAATAGACGTTTGAACGTCAAGCAGCCTTCAAGATGATCATCTTCTCTTTGAGATCTTTCAATGATTTCTGGATTGAAGAATACCTGCTTGTTCGTATTGTCATATCCAACGACAAATACACGATAAGGTATGCCAACTTGCGGCGCAGCCAAACCAAGACCACTATGCTTGAACATCGTCTCGAAAAGAGATGACGCAAGATGAATTGGATCAATTGGCGGATTTGCAAAATCAAATGGCTTGCAAACTTGCTTCAATACTGGATCCGTAGATTTGACTAGATCATATATTTCATACGGTCTTATTGTTTGCGCCGCCGTATTGATCTTTAGCATTCCGTTTTCTATCATCTTATCCTCACTTGATATTTGCAATCAAAGCCACATCTTCTTTATCAGCCAAATAACATCTGGCACGATAGATCATATCAAATTTATCCGAATGAGATTCTTTTGTAAATAGTACAAGATTTTCCTTCAACAATGTTCTAGCCATTTCGTTGGCTAGTTTTTCTTTTATGAGATCTTCGAAGATCTGCTTCTTGTCTATCGACATATTTTCTAACCAAAATTCTGTCACAGTATGTTGTACCGTCACAATCTTGGTTTTTACTGCATGCGTTTGAACATTGGAAGAATCATCATTATACATCATTTCACAATCCTTGAAAAATTATTGATCTTTTCAAACTTTATAACTTTTTGACCTATAAATAGTTGTGGATCGCGGTGTGGGCACACCCATCCACTCTAACAGCTTAATAGGAGCTATCAGCAATGTATTACATTATATATCAAATCACTAATAAAGTCAACGGCAAAATTTATATTGGTGTCCATAAAACATCAAATATATACGATGATTATATGGGATCAAGTATATATCTGAAACGTGCTATAGGTAAATATGGTA